TGAATTTTTCAACTTAGCAACAGCACGCCATGTTAACATTAAAGCCATATCAATTCTTTGCTTCTCACCTTCGCTAAATGATGCATAGCTAAATTCATCTCGGTGTCTAGATTTAATTGTCTCTTTAAAAGATTCATCTAAATTAAAGTTGACAAAGAAATCTAGAGAAGACAAATATTTATTTACCAATTTGTTTATGACAGGCAAATATTGTTTAATGATTTTTGTTTTAATGCCACTATCCTTCAAAAGCACAGATGCAGTCTCAAGATAATTTTTATCATCAATCAATATCTTTTTTTGCTCTTCTAAATTGGCAATTTCTGTTTTAATCGTATTGAGTTTATTCAATTCAGCTTCTATGTCTTTAGTATCATTTTTTAATGAACTTATTTCTTTTCCTATTTTCTGAATATACTTCATAGATTCATTAATTGACATCGTATTAGATGCTGATTGAATCATAATTTTCTGAATGTCGGAAGTAATTGTATTAATTTCGTTCAGTCTATCTTGATTGTTTTTTATCTGGATTGATATTTGTTCAAGACCGGTTTTTAAATGTTCTTCTTTTTCTTCAAGAGATTTAATCTGTGTTTGTTTGAAATCTTCCTGAATAACTTGTTTACAAGTTGGGCATGAATCGTTTAAACAGAAAAAATCTTTATCTTTTTTATGCTTTGACAAATTAGTTTCAATTTTAGTTTCATATTGAAAAAGCTTTTTGGAGGTGTTTTCTACCACATCTTTATCAATAATAGAATTTTGAAGTTCTAATGTCTTATTAGTCAGTTCGATTCCAAGATTTTGCAATTCATTGATCTGATTTTGAACAGTATCAATTTCTGTTTGCTTCTTTTCTATCAAATCGGTATTATTTTGTTGAAGCTTATTCACATGATCGGATTGAAGTTCAAGCAACGCATCTTTTTTGTCAATAATATTTTTAACTGTCTGAAGTTCATCTTTGTTTGTAGAAATCTTTTCCTTGAGAATACCATTCATCGTGGAAAAAATCTGTATATCCAATAAATCTTCAATAATAGCCCTTCTATCAGCAGCAGACAATTGCATGAAAGGAGTAAACGATGCACTACCTAGAATTACAATCTGAGTGAAAGATTTATAATTTAGTTTCAGTATGATTTTTTCAAGATGTTCTTGATAATCTTTCGATGCGGCGTCTTGATTTAATAAATCACCATCAATATAAATCTCGAAAATGTTCGGTTTCATTCCTCGAACAATTTTAAAATCTTTATTGCCAATAGAAAACTCACATTCAACTATACAATCTTTTTGATTGATAGAATTGACAAGTTGCGGTTTATTGATGTTTCTAAAAGCTTTACCAAACAAAACAAAACAGAGAGCATCAAGCATAGTAGACTTGCCTGCTCCATTCGAACCAACAACAAGGGTATTGGTATTTCTACAAAGATTTATTTCGGTGTAGTAATTGCCTGTTGAGAGAAAGTTTTTAAATTTTAGCGTCTTAAAAAATATCATTCTGTAGTTTCAATTGTCAAAGACTCAACATAGAGTTCTCTCATTAAATTTTTAAGTTTATTACTATCAACACCTAAAGTTGAATTGTCAATATACTTAGACAAAATTGTCATTGTATCTTCAGCCCGATCAATTAATTCCTCATCGTGGCTTTCAATTTCCATAACATCTTCGACAATCGACAAATCGGCAACACCTATCTTATAAAGATCATTTATTACAGTGTCAAATAAAAAAGAATTCTTTTTATTACACACAACAATTTTTACATACGAATCTTTATATTTACTATAGTCAAATTTTTTCCAATGATCGATATCTTGTTCATTATCGTCATAGTAAATTTTGTGAAACATTCTATATGGATTTTCTATAAATGTCAAATCCCTATTTTGTGTGTCGAAAACGTGAAAGCCTCGTTTGTCATCACAGTCAGCCCAAGTAATTTCATATTGATTGCCCAAATAATAAATGGTGCCATCAGTTGACTTATGGTGAAAATGACCAGAAAGAACCATATCAAATTTATCGAAAACATTTCTTTGTATCCCCGTATGACAAATATTCCCACGATCCATCTCAAATCCAGATATTTCAAAATGACCAAACACAATTTGACTTTTTGTTTCTTCCAGAAAAATCATCGACTGTTCGTAATTTGAAGAATTGATCCATGGGACCAAAGCTATTGCAAGATCATCATAATTTTTTTCTAGAGGAGAAATATAAACATTGATATTATCATAATGATTGAACAACTCATGTATAGCATTAATTTCGTTTGTATTTTTATATGTTACATCATGATTACCAACAATCACATCCATAGTTATATTTTCTCGAACTAACACATCAAAGAATCTTTTTCTCCATTGATTTAATATAACATAGTTGATAAACTTTCTTCTATCAACAACATCACCCAAATGAACAATGTGTTTAATACTGTGCTTTTTCAAATAAGGAAAAAATACATTTTCCCAGAATTTGAAAAAGAATTCATTAAATAAGAGACTATCTCCTCTTGCTCCAGCATGAGTGTCGTTTATCAGTGCAATCCGCATTACTCGTTACCATTTATCCTGTGTTGCAGTTTTGAATGTTTCCGCTTCTTGTACACGTTTGCGAAGTTCGGTCGTTGAAAAACTATGCCTTCTTTTGTTATAGAAAATAGGCATATTCAATTCTTTTCCAGTGAAACTTCTGTCGCGATATTCTTCTCCCACAATTCTAACATCAATTGGATAAGAATTCAAGATGTCTAAAAGGTCTTTTTCCGTAGCATACACAACGATTTCGTCAATATATTTGCAAGCTTGAAGTTGAACGTACCTCTCAAATATTGATTGAATAGGTTTATTCTTTTCAGTTCTATCTAAAGTTGGATCGGTTTGCAAACCAACAATTAAATAATCACACTGTTCTCTTGCATCCTTGAGCATCATAATATGCCCGGCATGAAATAAGTCAAAGGTTGAGCAGGTAAATCCTACTTTTAAATTATCTTTCATTTGTTATTTCTTCCTCAAAAAATTTTTCCAAACCTTTTTTCGTTTTCTTTTTATTTTTCTTTTTCTCTTCAAAATTCTGTATGAACTCAGATATATTATCATACAAAACAAATTGTTTCACGTTACCTTCCGAATCTTCATAAAGTTCGCCTTCATCCAAAATGCCAAACTGTTCAGTCGCTTTGTATTTTACATACATTTGTTTCTTCTCTTTTTGAATACGACGGAGAAATGCATAGTATATAATTTGAGTAAAATAGGCAAATGGATTGTTTGATTTTGTAGGATCAAAATTTCTAAAGTACATAATACAATTTTCAATACCATCACATATCATTTCTTCTCTAAATGAATATGAAATGAAATTAGGTTTTCTGGAAAGGTGTTCCGCAATCTTGAGAAAACATTCACCAATATAATTGGGAACAATTGGTTCTATTTTATTCTGTTTTACTGCGGTGTCACAATCATCTTTATATTTAATTAATGCTTGTAAAAAATCTTGGTTATTAACATAGTGTTTTGTTTTTGACATTCATGATTTCCTATTTTTTCACTTGACACAAACCAGGCATACGCATATAATGCTGGTGTCCAAGCTTGAGATTAATGTAAGGTATGTCCTTTAGAAGTTTCCTTGATTTCGATTTCTTCTTCATCTTCATCGTCCGAATCATCTGCTTGAGATTGTTCACTCAAAGAATGATCAATAAGTTTCTCATTCATTTTAATCACTTCATTACACTCATCAACAGCAGACAAATAATATTCAATCAAAGAAGATTTAGGTTCAAAAATGGAAACGATTCTATGAGCATGTATTTTTGCCATGTTTATTTTAACAAGTTCAGCAGGCATCCATGGGCTCATCATTACAAAAGATTTACCTGGTGTTACTCGTTTGAAGAAAAGCGTCATAGGGTTATTCATGATAATTGTATTCGTTTCTTCCTCAATTTCATAAGAAGCAATGATATCTTCTCCATCTTCTAATCTTATAATTTTTATATTATCCATTTTTTAACTCTATGTTATAGAACTTGTAATTAAACTTTTCTTCATCGTATATTTTAACTCTTTCAATGAAATGATTCAAGGTAAAATTTGCATGTTTACCTATTCTCATATCATCCGCAATATCAAATAAAGTTGCAGTTTCTTTATTATCTCCTTTTCTTAATCCTCGACCTATCGATTGTAGATTGCGGACTCTTGATTTTGA